CGACGCGACGACCGCAAATCGTCAAGTAGCGACTCTTTGCAGTGCGCTGCCTGACGGCTTCCAGGGCAACATCCAGCAGCTGTACGGCGAGGGCAACGGCGGCGGCTACACCACGGTGTGGGCGCGCGCGACCATCAACGGCCGCACTCGCTGGTGCTCCTTTGGCTACAACAGCGGCGGCACCACCATGCACTCTGACACCCACATCCCAGACAGGTGGTTCACCGGTGCAGACCCTAGAGAGATCACGCAGTTCCTGCCAAACCAGGGACAGAGAATCGTCGACATCTACTACCAGTGGTACAGCACCACCGCGCAGGGCTGGTACCTGCTGCAGGACGACGGACAGATGTTCTTCGTCGGGTACACGGACAACTACCTCCGCGACGCGTCGATCGGCACGGCCAACTACAGCGCCGGCTCTGGCTACACGTTCAACTACCCTAGAATGGTCACCAACAGCAGGGTGTTTGGATAGTAAGTTCTACTCAAAAACCCGCGGGCTTACGGCTCGCGGGTTTTTTACTTTTTAGTGTAGGATACACAACATGGACGTAAAAGTAGGCTTTTATACTATAGCCTTAAACGAAAAGCAGTTTGTAGAGCGCTGGTACGAGTCGTGTAAAGACGGAGACTACCTACTAATTGCCGACACCGGCTCTACTGATGGAACAGTCGAACTTGCGCAGAGTTTAGGCATACACGTAGTCTCAGTAAAAGTGTCGCCCTGGCGCTTTGAGATCGCTCGCAACGCTTCGCTGGCGGCACTGCCGCTAGACCTAGACTACTGCGTGGCGCTCGACATGGACGAGGTAGTGCTACCGGGCTGGAGAGAAAACCTACAAAAGGCAAAGGAACAGGGCTGGACTAGACCGCGCTACAAGTACACTTGGAGCTGGGAGTCTGAGGGCGTGCCAGGCCTGCAGTACGGCGGAGACAAGATTCACACCAGAAAAAATTACAGGTGGAAGCACCCGGTGCACGAGGTGCTACTTCCGTACCCGGCGCAGTACGAGGTGCAGGGCTGGACTGACAGTCTAGAGATTCACCACTATCCAGACTCTAGCAAGTCTAGGTCACAGTACATGCCGCTACTGCACATGGCAGTACAAGAAGACCTGCACGACGATAGAAACGCTTTTTACTACGCCAGAGAGCTCTACTACCACAGACAGTACGAAGAGGCTATAGTGCAATTCAAGCGGCACCTAGCATTGCCAACTGCCACTTGGGCGCCAGAGCGCGCCGCTTCTTACCGCTTTTTGAGCAAGTGTGACCCGGTGAATAAAGAGCAGTGGCTCACCGAAGCTATAAAGACAGCGCCCGGGTCTAGAGAACCGTACGTAGACCTCGCGCAGCACTATTACGAGATAGCTGCTTGGCAGCAGTGTCTGGCCGTGGCAGAGAGCGCTCTACAAATAACTGAAAAGCCACTAGAGTACTTGTGCGAAGCAGAGGCGTGGGGTTGGAAGCCGTACGACTTGGCCGCGATCGCAGCACACCGATTGAATATACACATTAAGGCACTCGAGTACGGTAGAACAGCTTGTGCGCTGGAGCCCAGCGACGAAAGACTTGCTAAGAACTTGGCTTTTTACGAGGCGGCTTTGCTCGCTTAGCTCTGTTTTTTCTTCTTGCTTTTGCTCTTTCGGCTTTTTCAAGTCTAGACTGTCTGTCTAGATGGTAAGCTTCTACGGCGTTTGCACTAGTCCTGCTCTTCCAGCTAAAATTACAAGACTTGCACGTTACTATTTTTGCAGTTGTCCATCTTCCGCCGCCGGACAGCTGTATCACTCCAGTAAACAAATTTACCGGCCTAGCCGAGCACAACGGGCAGTTTGGAAAACGTCTTCTTCTAGTCTCTTCGCCAGTGTAGCCGACTGAAAGCGCTCTTCTTATCTCTACTTCGTCTTTTCCTCCCCACACTCCCCATATTTGTTTATGCTCTAGTGCCCACTTTAGGCACTGCGCTCGCACTGGACAGGAAAAGCAGAGGTTTTTAGCCGCGTATTTTTTATTGAATTCTTTTGAGAAAAAATAGTCAATCATTGTCTTATTTTCTGGCCTGGCGCAGGCTGCTTGTCTCTGCCACTCTAGTTCATCGGCTGGTCTACTCATTGTAGGATAATTGAACCACGGAAGTAAGTCTTCCGGCGTGTCATGGACGCTGGCCTAGCCTACATAACCTCTATCCAAGTTACCGCTTGCACGGCGTCTACGGTGTCGCCCAGCCTGGTTTCTCCGTTTTCATCGCACACAGTGCGCAGGTCGTCGCCGTCCACTGTACCCGCGTAGCCCAGCACCACTACGGCGCCGCTTTGCAGTCTGTACCCCTCGCCTAGGCCGGTAGCCACTCCATCTCGCTGGAGAGACGACGCGAGTGCACGCTGGACCACCTCATTCTCCATGTCTACATGTTCGTCGGTGCAGTACACGAGCGCACCGTGGACAGCCGCGATGTAACCGTGGCCGTCCCACTCCCCCCACAGCTGCTCTCCGGGGCGCCTATCCTTCATACTTGTGCCCCTTTCTGTTTCTTTTTGTGCAAATAAATAGTTTTAGTGCATGTTACTTGCCTATTTACCTGGCTTGTTTTAGGCATTTAGCCCCAAAAAAGCCACCTGGAGTCAATAGGAGAGTTTTAGTAGTCTTTAAGGTAATACGACTATACTGCCCACAAAAGTGTCCTATAACCAATCCTATGGCTTTTTTGGGCGGCTTACGGACTAGTGCTGCCTGTACAGCCTGCGGTCTACCGGCACCATGTCGTATATCCCAGCAACTGTTACAGCCTCACAGACGGCGCACACTTCTACTGAACCGTCGTTGACTTTTTCTGGCACTTCCACTCCGACCAGTTTTACACTGATCGAGCCGTTCTCAAAAACACCCTCTGGCTCCCACCGGGAGTGGGTGGCAAGCCAGCAGGTTTCACACACGGCGGCAATAGCTATTTGCGACGCAAAATTATTGTCTGCCATGCCTGTCCTCCCTGGTCTAAAACCTACTGGCCTAGCGTACCGCAACGGGGGCACTCCAGTTGTGCGGCAGTCTGTCCAGTGTTTTTAGGCTAGTGCTGTACGTACGCATTTTTACTTTTTTAGCGCCACTTTCAGCGTGTTTTATGTATTTATAGTACTCGCACAGGCTGTGCTCAAGCGCCCTGGCGTCGTATGCGACCGGACTGCCGGCTACCATCGGTCTGCTGTCTAGAGGTAGTCCAGCGTCCACTGTCTGCAGCAACGTGTCCCAGTCGCCCTGTCCCGTGGCGGCACAGTGCGCTAGGCCTCGAACTGCTCCAGGCCCCAGTGAGGGCATAAACGCGCCGTGAAACGGTCCTCCTTGCCACACCAAGTCCATTACTAGCTGGTCCACTAAAAAGTCACCAAATGAGTATATTTCCCTAAGCAACTTCCATGCCCTAGTAGTTGCACTGGCCTCCAAGGCTTGCGCCGTCTTTGTGGCGACCTCACGTAAATCACACAGTGCCTCGCACACCTTTTTTAGGTCTGGACAGCGTACATAGGCACCCGTGAAGTTTTTTTCTCTGGCTGATAAAAACGCGTACAGTGCTTTTGCGTCTGCTCTAGCCGTTGGCCAGTTATTAAAATGGGCCAGTATCGCCTCGTGCGTGTCAATTCGATTAAACGCTCTATAGCAGATAGTGTCCGCCACTAGCTTAGCGCTGTTCTCGCTATTAACCTGTACGTTATTGAAAAGGTAGACAGTGTGTCTGTCGAGCTCTCGCCAAAGGTTTGTGTAGTGGTACTGCCTGAGTTCGGCGGTATTTTTGCTCAAGCTTTCTACCGGCAGACCGTACGAGCGCTCTAGCCATAAAGCGTGCCGTGCCTGACAGAACTCTACTAGTGTTAGCACGCTTTTTTACTCCTGGTCTTTTTTCTTTTGTAGGCACGTCGTTCTACTACAGACATTCCGCCCCAGATGCCGTGGGCTTCGTTGGTTTCTATCGCCCATTCCAAACATTCTTCTTTATGTTTGCAGGCACTGCACAGCTTTTTTGCTAGTCTCCAATTTTCTGGGTGCACTATCTCTCTGTCACTTGTATCGTCCGCAAGGGGAAAGTAGGCTGAAGTGCCTATCTCTGCGCACAGTGGCTGCTCGAATGTCCACGGTGTTTTCATGTGTGTCTTCTCCGTCCTGCATGTAACCACGCAAAAGTACTGTCTTAGTTGGTTTGAGTTGCTTGTTGCTCTTTCTCTTTTTCTATACTGCCAACCTCGTACCCGCAGCCTGCGTATCCAGCAATGTCTACCCAGGTGTCTGGCTTGTACGGAATGCCAGGACCTACGTCTCTGGAAAGTTTAACCAAGATGAGTGCGGTTGCTACGTCACGTCTGCTAAACTTGCGTCCAAACGCCGTAGTCCAAAACTCTGCAATACGCCCAAAGTTTTCATACGGACCGCCGTAGTCGGCGTCTCTGGATCCAGAGATTAGACTTGCTGCCTCTCTGAGGGCCTCCACTCTCAAAGCGTCTTGGCTCATACTGCTGCTCTTTTCTCAAGCACGTGCGGTGAAAAATGTGTTCCGTCTAGGCCTGGCAGTACTCCGTCTACGCTGTTTACGATTACATCACCGTATCTAATTGCCACGACTTTAGCAATTCGTCCGTTGTGTAGCACCCCTGTGCTGCCAGTAAATGCGTCTAGTTTTACTCGCACTTCATCTCCGACCTTAATCAGTCCCGGTCCGGCGGCAACCCAGTTAGAGCCTTTGTCTTCAACTAGTACGTGTCTCTTTGCTAGCTTAGAAAAGTAGCTCAAGGTTTGATCTACGGCATCTTCTTTCATTTTTTCAGACGCAACGTCCCACACCTCGAGCAGCTTTAGCACTGTGTCTCCCACCGCTTTTCGAGCCTTGACGCTCTGAAGCTGCTGTAAGACCCACTCTTTGTCTTGCTGTTTCACGTGTCACTCCGTTCTTTTTTCTTGTTTGGACAGACAGACTCTCTGCACTGTTCTACGTCAAAGTCGTCTAGTGCTCTGCTGCACTGGTTGCACTTTACGCCTTCAGCCTTTACTTTGTAGCCCTCTAGCTGACGTTTTTTGTTTTTTTCCATTTTTTGCAGGTAGAGCTTGTTTAGCTCTGCGTCTGTACCACCGGCAGCTACGATCATGTTTGCTATGAAGTGCAGCACGTCTACCGCTTCCTTGAGTATCTCTTCGCGGTCCGCGTATGGCGCGTCGTGCTGCCATGGCTTCCATGATATTGCTTGGCGCATCTCGGCTAGCTCGTCGTCTACTGCAAGCATGTTCCAGCGCATGTACTCGACTAGGTTGCGAATGTTTTGTGGACGGTCTCCCTCGAACTTGTCAAACTCTATAAAGTACACTTCTTTCTGTAGCTTTTTTGTCATGTCTAGCCATTTGTTAAACAGCATTTTTATACCACTCCTGTCAGTTGATTTTGTAGACTTAGTGCAAGTGTAATTTGAGCAGTGCTTTCTAACGTGCTAGGCACCGCTTCCGTGTACGCGACTTTTTGTCTAATAGCCATTTCGTACCGCTCTAGCTTGTCCATGCTCTCTACGGTGGACGGTAGCGTTACCCAGTCTGATCCGAGCCCAGCGGAGTGTCGCCAGTCGGTAAGCGCCGGTGTGTTTACTGCAAGACTCTGCGCTAGTTTGTTTGTCCACCAAGGAACGCCGTTTCTGTACGTGCTAACCAACAAACCAATTGCGCCCGCAATTGTGGCTAATGTTTCCAAGTCGCTACTTTTTGCGTGTCTCTTTACTGGCACGACTGGGTAGTGCAGCTGCTTTTGTACTTCGTCAACCCAGTTGGTGCCTAGGGCAGTTGCGCACCACCAACTGGTTCCAAATTTGGCTGCAGTTGGTTTGACGGTATCTCGCAGAATAAATGCGTCTAGGCAGATAGAAAAAAGACTGCTGTCCGAAAGCGCTGGAATCTGCGAAACTAGGTGCTCATCTTCTGACCATGGCAGCGCCGCGTACATAGTTCTAGCCCAAGAGTCACTCAATAAACTACGTACTGTTTTTACTAAACGTTCATAATGCGCTGGCTCTGCTGCTTTGGCGTGCTCGTATCTACTCTTGTAAAAAGATTTTACTAGGCTTTCTGGAGAACGGTCTACTGTTTTTAGGCTAGTCCAAATCTTGTATGGCTCGGGTGCGTCAATTAGAAGTGTAAGCCTAGGATCGTTCTTAAGAATGTCTAGAGACCCCAACGCTCCGTAGGCTCTGTGCGCAGAAGTACTTGTGAGAGGAGCTATACCTACCACTACACTGTCGTACTTATCAAAACTTTTTTCTGTCCAGTCAAGAGAAGGAGGAAGCTGCTCTACGTTGTAGCCATGCTCAGTTAATGCAGTGTACATCAAACTGCTGAAGCCCTGTGTTTTTGCGTTTAATTTTCTAGACGTGTGCTGAGCAGTCATCCCTGTTAAAAGTATGTTTTTCATTTAACACCGTCTTCTAGACTGTCCAGCGCGTCTATAACTATTCTTGCTTCTGTAAAGCATATCTCCCACCATTTTTTATAGGACTCGTTGTCCATTGGCTCGATTGACGGCCACCAATACTTCCAAAGCGCACGAGCACTTGCGGACAGGCGTGCATCCGTGCCTTCTGGCTCAGTAAGTTCCATAAGTATCTTTCTGTTAGAGTCAAGCGGTGTTGACAACTTAAAGTACTCGTCGTGGCACGTGCGACACGACGAGCACTCTACGTTTGTTGTTAGAACGGTGCGGCTGGTGCCTGCACATTTGCCGGTGCAGGCGCTGGTGCCGGCGCTGGTGCTGGTGCAGGCGCTGGTGCTGGTGCCGCTGCGGCTGGTGGCATTGCTGCAGCAGGTGCAGCAGCTGCGTTTACCGCGATATTAAAGTAGTTCTTGATCTCGTTTTTCTTCTGACCTTGCCATGTTCTGCTTCCAACAGTGGCACGAAACTTTTTGCCAACTATTGCTGACTCAATCTGTGCATTGGTTGGGTTTTGTGCAAAGTAGTCTCTGTTTAAGCCAAGTGCGTACATCTTACGGAAGAAGATGCCAAGAGCTGCCTGGTTTTCAGGAGAAATAACTAGATTGTCCCAGACTAGTCGCTTGTTATGCGCTCCGCCTTGAACTTGTGCCTTGATCGCAAACATTGTTTTACCAGACTGCGAAACCTTTGCGGTGGCTTCTAGTACTACGAGATCGTAGTCACCATCTGGAAGTGGATCGTAACTGCCGCCGGCGTCTCCGGCGTCTTTGACTAGGTCGCCCCAGTTGAGAGTGCTCATGTTTCTCCTTTAAGCGCTTAGCGCGGTTGTGGTTGGTTGTGTTGCTGCTTGTTGCTTTGGACCAAAAACTATGTCTAGCATGTTTTCAATCCCAAGGTTTTCTTGCTCTACGATTTTGCCGAGGCGTCCCTGAACGCGCTCGCCTGCCTCGTATTGGTTTGTTCTCTCTATGTACATACGTCGAACTTTGAGAGAGCCAACTTGTGTAGGGTCGGGATTAGGAAACTCCTCAACCGTGATAGCTCCGAGCAAATCGTAGAAGTACGGAGCTTGAATTGCTAGTTGTCCTTGCAGGTAAGGACGGTATCTGCCGTCAGTATTAGGTCTGGCCATCGCGGTCAGAACTACAGCTTCTAGTGGCGCAGTCGGGTGCATAGTTAGGTCGCGTAAGTCACGTAGCAATGCTCCCATGTGACGAAGTAGCTCTCCCCACTGCTGCTGGCTCATCTGCTGCTTTCCAGCTATGTTCTCAAGACACTTTACTTGCAACTCACTCACCGAGTCAATGATGAGAGACTTGAATTGGTGTTTGCCAATTTGAAGCCACTGATAAGCTTTTAGCACGGTGTCGTAGTCACGAACTTGCACTACACACGTGTCCCAAGTGCCGTCTGCTATTGGTGGTTCTTCACGCAGTGGATCCCAGTATTTAACGACTATAGGTAAAAATCTATGGCCGCCTTCGACGTCTAGCATTAGCCTCGGATATGGAGCTGTTACCGCAAAAGTAGACTTACCAACTTTACTTTCACCGTACACCATCATCGTCAGCGATCTCTGTACCGTCATGTGTCATTCACTTCCTTTCTTGTTGTCGTTTTCGTAGTAGGCATACGGGTCGGCGACCTCGTACATTTCACTGATTGCTTGTTCGGCGGCGCTTCCGTCGTCGATCATGTTACATACAGCGAAAAACTGACACTTCCAATTGCAGTCTCTGCTCGGCCGCGGGTAGGCAACAAAGTTTGGATCTGCACCGGCATCTAGCGATTTTCTAGTCTGCATGATGTCAGCTATGACACCGTGAAGTCTAGCCCAGAAAGACCTTAAAGTAAATACGTTGTGTCTTACTTCTATCTGCTGGTAGAAAGGTGGCTTAGCCGTAGCGGCTCTCTTTACTTTTTTAAGCATAGTAAATATGCCCCCGTCGCATCGCTCATCTGCGCTGTTTTTAGACGACTCTAAGATCATGTAAGTCATGATCTGCTCGTTCATGTGCGCCATACGGGTAAAGTCTGTAAATGAACCGCCAACAGTCTTAAAGTCGCGGAACATCCGTACTCCGTCTCCCTTACGGCGTACTCTCATATCCAGTTTTCCCTGTAGCTCTACTGCACCGCCAAAGAGGGGCATGGAAATTTTTTCTTCGCTCGACACGAACTCTAGCTCGGCGTCGACACCTTCCTCTTCTACCCACTGAAGGTAGCCTTCTAACATTAGTCGGCCTAGCTCTGCTTCCCCGTCTAAGTCCGTGGTGTCACGCATAGTTTCAATCAACTTTTGTCGGTCCGTCTCGATCAGCTTACTGTGTGCGTCTAGCAGCGGCACACCGTTTGCGTAATAGTCTTCCAGAGCTGAGTGAATGCGACTTCCTAGTGCAAGTGCACCGGTCATATCGCGCTGTGCTGGCTGTAGTCTTCTGTAATACGAGAGCCACCACTTTCTACGGCAGTCTTTGAACGTTTGGATCTCCGAGTTGGAAAGCCTTAGTACGTTTTCATCCATTTTTTCTCCCAGTGTCTCTGTAGTCTTTCATAGTCTTCCTGCCTTTTCGTCTTTTAGCATGGCGAGTAGTTTTGCTCTATCTCGAACTACTTCGTCAAAATTGTCTGCTTTAGTGTCTAGCACCTCTATCACACGCTCTTCAACCGTATTTTCAGTTACGTAGTCAATTATCGAGATTGAGTCATGCACTTCTGAGCCAATGCGGTGGACTCTGTCCATTGCTTGTTTGTAGTCGACTAACGACCACGGTCGTTGTAGCATTACCAGCCTTCGCGCTGCAGTAAGCGTAATCCCCACACCGCCGGCTTGAGCGGTAAACAACAGCCATTTAGTGTTGCCAGACTGAAAGTCGTCAATTGCCTGCTGGCGTTCGTCTTCATCTTGTGCACCGGTGACTAGTCCGTGCCTTATGTCCAGCTTGGTAAGGCGCGCGCTGAGCAGCTCTATTAACTGCCTTGACACGGCGCACACAGCTACAGAATCTTCGCCAAAGTCACCGTTTTCTATGTCCTCTATCAGTGCGTCTACTTTGCATGAAGGCTCCACTAAAACTGCTTTAGTCTCTCCGCTCTCCGTGTCAGTGCTTATAGTTGCGTATGAGCTCGCAAACTGTAAAAGTCTAGTAGTCTGAGTGAGAGCGCTGGGCGCCGTTAGAGCTTCTCCATTTTCTAGCTCAGCTATCATCGTGTCGCGCATTTGTTCATACGCTTTTTTCTGCTTAGTAGACATTTCAACGTCTCTGCGCTCTTTCATTACTGGTGGCAGCCATTTGAGAACTTGCTGCTTTAACATTCGACGCATGCGTGGATTTATTGACTTATAGAACTCTTCTTGCATGTGCGGCTTAAC